TAGAGTAATTGATACTCCTGGTGTAAGACTTTGGGGTGGTAGTCAGGACATTGCTGGTGGTGGTAGAATCTCTGGATTTGATAACCTACAAGCACCTGATCCTTCTAACTTGCGTGTTTCTGGACAATATGCGTTTAGATTCGCTACTGGTGGTAGTGGTAGTGGTGCTGCATTCGATATTTCGGTTGCATTTGATGGAACAGTATCAGTAGAGGTTGTTTCAACTGGTACTGGATATGCTGATAATCAGCAACTAACGATTGCCGACTCCTTAATTGGTGGCGGTGGTGCTCCAGATATTACTCTGGATATTAATGGAGTTACTGATTCTAGTGATGTATTCATCCTACCAATCAGTACACCTGGAGCTGGCGACTTTGATATCGGTGATCTAATTCTTCTTGATCGTGGTAACTCTGCATCTCCTAACAACATTATTGTTACTGGTGGCGGTTCTATTACAGGTCTGCGTGATCAAGCAAAGTCTGAGATCATGCGTGTTGTTGGATTAGATAACGTAACTAATCCTAGTGATGGTCAAGGATTCAGAATCTCTGTTACAAGAGCAGAAGAAGGTACTGGTGATCCTACAACACAAACTTCTCTGGGTCGTTCTGGTTGGATCGATCACCCTGATGGCACAGTAATTGCTAAACTTGATAAGCAACCTGCTGCATCCTTCATTACTGGTAAGGATATTGGATCACCTGGTCAACCAACAGTACCAGATGGCATTATTGACGAACCTAGATCAGGTATTGATAGCTCTACTGCTAATGTAAGAATTGGTGTTGCTGAGTTTGGTGGCGTTCTAACTACTCTTGACTTATTGAGACTAGATGGCGCTGAAATTGTTGGTATTGCTGATGTTATTAGCACCGATGTTCAAGCATTGATTGTTAACGATGGTGGATCACCTGCGGTAGAAAACTTTAGAGTTAACTCTACTACTGGTGACACTACTATTGCAGGTAATGTTGGTATTGGACTTGGATTCAATCAGTTTACTATCAATGGTGCAAATGGTAACACTAATATCAATGGCACTACGACTATTGAAAATACACTGACACTAAATGGATCTACGATTGTTAACCAGCAATTCTTTACCATCACCAATGGCGGTCCTTCTTTCCAGAACGATGGTGTTACAGTTGCTACTCCGCTAAGAACTACATTTGAAATCGATACTGCTAATGGCAATGTAACGATGAACGGGGGTAACCTTAACATCTATGCCGTTGATGGTACAACTGAACGTTTAACCCTTACAGGTGCAGGCGATCTTACAGTTTATGGTTCTCTATCTGCTGAAGGTGATGGACTATCTAAATTCGGTGGTCCTGTTCAAATTGCTGGTGACCTAACAGTCAATGGTGGAGACTTCGTTGTTAATCAAAATGGTAATGAAGTCTTTGCAGTTGACGATGACGGATCCCTCAATATTGCTGGAATTTCTAACTACATCTCACCTACTGGTGGTATGAAGTGGGTTGTTGCTAATACTAGCATTATCAATGCTGATGCAAATGTCAATTACTTTGTTGATGTTTCTGGTACAACACTATTCAAGTTACCTGTTAATGCTCAAATGGGCGACATGGTTCGCATTATAGATATTAGTGGTATCCTATCTTACGATAAGTCTTTGGTTGTTAGAGCACAATCTCTAGTCAATGTTCAAGGATCTCAAAGTAATACAGGCACTACCGTAACAGGAAACACTCTTGGCGAAAACTTCTCACTAACACATAACGGCGGTGAATTGGTTGTTCAAACTCCAAATGCTGCATTTGGTCTTGTGTTCTGTGGTGAGGTTGATGCCGATGGTAACGGAGGCGCTAACCCCAATAAAGCAGGTTGGTATCTAATGGACGTATAAGGAATGTCATTCTATCAGGAAATAAGAACTGCCAAAGCAGCTGCTATTGGTACAATCATGCCATGGACAGGGGGTATCTCAAGTATCCCCAATGGGTGGATTCCTTGTGATGGATCACAGATTAGTGCAGGTGATTTTCCTTTGCTGTCTAGAGCAATTGGAGATACATATAATCTATCAACAGCAGTAACTGAAGGTCTAATTGAAAATTTTGCTGGAACTGCAGCAGTACAAGCAGGAAGAATACCTGGAACATACATCTATTCACCTTTAGATGGTAGTGGGGGTGGAGCTAACTTTGCTATCATTGTAGGCGATGCTGGCACCCAATCAGGCAATGCTCCTAATGGTGTAGGTGGTACAGTTACATTCCAACTTTTAGCACCAGGTGTTAATTATGTTGTTGGTGATGTATTAAGTATTCCTGGAGGTAACTCTGGTAATGGTTCTGATATGTCTGTTGCTGTTCAGTCAATTAAGCAGGGATCTGTTTCTACTTTTGGTGGAGAGTTTCCGAATTATGCTGGCGAAATTGTTCTTCCAAATCTTTTAAACAGACCATTGGTTGATGTTCAAGAAGATTATTTTGGTCCTGGTACTCCTACAGGCAGAGCATTTGACCAAGAGTCGGATGCATTTACACAAATTACACCATATATTGGAGCAAATAGCGACACTGGTGTGCCCACATCTTTTAATGATGTTGCAACCGATGTTGTATTTGAATTAAACGAAAGAAATACAACACCTGGATCTGGTGGTGGAGTAGATTATTACTATGGTGGTAAGTTACAGGGTAATATAGTCATTCCTGGATCAGGTGAAGGTAGTAAAGTTATGTTCTTTGGACCTAGAAAATTGGGTAGAGGACATATTAAGGGACATGGGCATGGTGGTAGATATGATACTATTAAAGTTAATCCTACTACACAACCTGGAGAAGGTGTTATTCCATGGTCATCTTTGAACTTTAACTTTACTGCAGAAGTTCAAACTAGTGATAGTGATATTTTTATTACAAATGATAATGAATTTGATCTAGAGTATACTATGGGAGACTACAATAGAGGCAGATCTGGTCTTGGTGGTGGACAACCAGGCAGAACGCTTGCTATCATTAATGCAGAAAGTCCACCAGTTAACTGGACACCAAAGCAGGTTACTTATACTCCCATTCAAGCAGATCTTAATCAACCACTAAACCACAGAACATTTAATGAAGGTGTTGGTTTGAAGAAGGGTGCTCTGTCTGGTGGTATCTTTGGTTTTAATAAAGGTCCTGGAGAAAAAAGAGATGTTGATTATGGTATCGGTGGAATTCCTATTGCAAATATAGGGTCAGGTCTTACAAACTGGTATCCTGATCTTCTAGAATATGCTGGAACGTCAGATTCTGGACTATCTGCGCCTTCTGCATTCGATACTTATGATACATTTAATAGTAATCCTGGTTGGGATTTTGGAGTAAAAAGTCCATCAACAGCAACACAGGATCAAATTCTTGCTCATACCCATGATGAATTTGATGTTAACTTTGATAGAGCAGGAATGAGACCAGAAAATAGTATCAATGTGTATGTTACTGCTCCTAATGATAATTTAAACCTAGATAATTCTAGAAATGTTGGTGTTTTCCAAATAAACCTCAACACGACACAACCAGGCATGACATGTGTCTACGTAATCCGAGCATATTAAAATGGCATTTAATACCAATAATAACTACTCTCAAATTAAAGCACATTTTGGTGGATTTATTGGATCTATCCAAACTCATGCAACATCGTCACTTGGTAGTGTAAATGATCCAAATTTTACATCGTTTCAGGAAATTATTCCCGCAGGATTTTTGAAGTGTGATGGGTCAATTCAAAATGCTCAAAAATATCTTGCCTTAAGTAAGGTATTAGGTGTAGGTAGTGAATCTAAATTTAAAAAACTAAATGTTGATCTTAGAGAACCAGATGAAGAAACTGGAGATCTAGGACAATTTCAATTACCTGACTTAGGATCAAAAGTTATTATTCCTAGCAGAAGTGTTGGTGATTATCTTTCAACAACTGTTGGTGATACAGATGAATATAGAGTAGGACCAGCAGCAGAAGTTATTTGTAATGAAGGAACTCAACTAACATGTGACTTTATTGGTAGTTTTGAAGGAGTTCCTGTTTCAACTAATTATGATTTTAAATCTAGTCCCAAATATCAATTTGAAACTACATCAACAGAACAATTCCTTGATATCGAAAACTTTCAAGGACATGCTCATGATGCTGATGTAGGATATCTAAACTATACTACATCTCATATTGTTGGTGGTGATGGTAAAGATGATGGACAAGATATTGGTAACTCAGGTTCTGGTAATGTTCTAGACGTTTCAAATTCAAATACGTCGGCATTATCATCGCACACACATAAAATTGCCAAACCAACACTTTACACTCAAAATTTTCAATATCAGCATACTGTATTTCCAATCCCTGCTGATAATGTGAATACTGTATTAAATATTTCCACAGAAAGAATCACTAAGTTGGATGATGTGGTTACTCCATTCATTATTGTTAGTTACATTATTAAAATTTGAGGAGGTTGAGATATGGTAGTTCCAAGGACACAATGTATATCAATTATTGACGAATCGGTTGGTAATCAGGCAAGAAATAATTATAATAGTTTTCCACCACCAGCACCTTATCCACAAAGTGTAAGTAGCAGCGCACAGGCGATTGCTAACGATTGGACCAGATTTAGAGATTTATATCCCAACAATAGTGGTACTGGTAGAGAGTTTTGGTTACTACAACCAGGACGAACTCAGTCTCAACTATTAAGACCAACCAGTTATATTAATGACTCATTAACTCATACTGTTACAGTTGCTAGAGATAACGGCAACGTTGCTTCAAGATCAGATTGGTTTGCTATTTGTAATCTAGGAAGTCAACCACCAGGTTCTTATGTATCCTTGTGGCTAGACGTTTCGGGTTCGATGAGAAAATCTACTGTACTAGCGTCGTACAACTATTTTATTGAACGATGTGCAGCAGAAGGTATTAATGTTGTTTATGAAGAGAGTGATCAAGGTGAAAGATGGTCTGCAGATCAGGCAGTTGATTTTCCTCCATCGGCATCATTCTCTACAGATCCCAATCATCAGACTAACTTTAATGAGCAAAGTGGTGTTACTATTCCATATAATGGAACTGCAGTACTATCGTGGATTGTATTTGGAGACACTACATCAGCAAATATATTACCAGATGTAGGAGTAGTTTCTGATCCATCAGGTACTATTACTGTTAATCCAACATCATCAACAAATTATACTTTAACTGTTGTTGGTCCTGCTGGTACTACGACACGACAAGTCACTGTTACGGTATTACCTCCACCTCCACCAACAGTTACGTTTACAATTACTCCTAATAACTATATTGACCCTGGTTCTGCCACGTTAAGTTGGGATGTTACTGGTGTTAATGTTGATTTTCTATCAATTAATAATGGAATTGGTAATGTTTTACCACTTGGATTAAATGGTAGTATAGTAGTTAATCCGAGTGTATCACGTACTTACACTATAACTGCAAAAAATTTCGGTGGTGCATTAGGATCTACAACTACAAAAAGTGTAGATCTAACTGTTTATGAACCGACAGTTGCTACTATTTTTATTAATCCTAACCCAATTACAGTCGGTCAAACTCCAACTTTGTCTTGGGTTGTTAGTGGTGATGCTGATACAGCAACTATTGATCAAGGTATTGGTGCTGTACTACTGACATCAAATACTCCTGTTAGTCCATCTACATCAACTACATATACTATTACTGCTAGTGGTCCTGGAGGTACTGATACTGCTAGTGTAACAGCTAATGTTTGTCAAATACCTCAAATTAGTGCCAATTTCCCAGCTAATATAGATTATGGGGAACAATTTAATGTAGATATCACATATGCTGCAGCACCAACTGTTCAAGTAACAGCATTGATGACTTATACTGATGGTAGTGTTGCTAATGTTGTATTTGACTTGGCAGGCAATGATAGTGACAAAAATATTACACAAAAAACTGAAACATTTAATTCATCCATTGTATATACTGATTTTGGACCTGAGTTTATTTCATATAGTTTATCAGCACAGGGATGTGGTGGAACAACTAATGTAAATGTTACTCCAACATTAACTATTGAAATTGATGAGTTACCTGATAATATTACTATACCAGATAGTTTAGAACAAATACCATCTGATGACGTAGAAGCACCAGAAATTGATATTGTTCTCAGTGACCCCATTGTTGTCACGGATATTGATATTCCTGTTGAAATTAGATCAGACAAACCAATTCAAGTTAGGTTTGACGATGCTGATCCTCTAATTGAAGCAAATTGGAAAGATGTAAGAAGTAGGGACGTTTAATGAGTTCATCACCTGTTAGTTACAACATACCATTTGGGGGTCAATCAGGAACAATTCCTGGTGGTGCTCAAAATATTTCTTTAAGTATTGCAGCAGGATCAGGAGGTTCTGGAGGTTTTGACTCTGGTGGTCCTGGTGGCGGTGGAGGTAATGGTAGATCTGGTAATTTTAATATTCCAACATCAAATAGCAATAGATCTTTTCTTGGTAGATGGGGTGCTAGAGGTAGTAATGGTCCTGGTGGATCTGGTGCTGCTGTTGGTGGTCCTGGCGGAAATATTGCTGGTGGAAGTGGCAAAGGTGGCAAAGGTGGTGATGATGGAACTAGTGGATGGTCTGGTTGTGGAGCAGGTGGGGGAGCAGCATCTGTATTTTATTTGGGTGGAAATATTGTAGTTACCGCTGGAGGCGGTGGCGGTGGTGGAGGTGGATCCTACTCATGTGGTGGTGCTCAACGTCCTGGTGGCACTGGCGGTACTGGTGGTGGGTTTTCATCTGGTGGTGTTGGTTTATCTAATGGTGGCGGTGGCGGTTCTCCTGGTGGTGGAGACGGCGGAGGCGGCGGCGGTGGAGGCGGCGGTTCTTCAGGCGGCGGTGGAGGCGGTCAAGGTGTTGATTGTAACTATGGCGGCGGTGGAGGAGGCGGTGGAACTTCCAGATACAACAGCAGTAAAGTTAGTTTTGTTAATCAGTCAACCAATAGTGGTAATGGTAGCATGACGCTATCATTCACAGTCACAATTGCCGAGATCACTTCATTTACTATATCACCTAATACTATAATTGCTGGACAATCTGCCACATTGTCGTGGAGTACTGCTGACTCTACATCAAGAAGTATCAATCAAGGTATTGGTTCTGTTGGTGTTTCTGGTTCAACTACAATTAGTCCTGGTAGTTCTAGAACTTATACAATGACTGCAATTGGATTAGCAGGTAATGATACAGCAGATGCTAGCATTACAGTTTATCCACCAACAATTGCTACCATTTCTGCATCCCCTAACTCAATAATTGTTGGACAAAATTCTACATTGAATTGGGTTGTTTCTGGTGCTGGTGGCACCACAGCATCTATTAATCAAGGTATTGGTGCTGTTGTTTTAACATCAAATACTTCAGTTTCACCATCAACCAGCACTACGTACACAATTAGTGCTAGTGGTCTTGGTGGTACTGATAGTGATAGTGTAACAATTTCAGTATATCAATTACCAGAAATTAGTTATAATGTTCCAACTAATATAGATTATGGAGATACTTTAGAATTTCCAGTAACATATAGATACGCTAGTGGTGGTGTCAATGGAACTATTACATATACTATGAGAAATTCTACTACTGGTTTGAACGAAACTCAAGTACAAAATGTATTTTTATCTGGAACTAGTTCGGATGAATCAGGTGCAGAGAAAACAGGTAATGTTGTTGCTAATATTCCATATGGTTTACATGGTGTATTTGCTATAGATATTTCTTTGTCTTCCAATGGTGCGGGAGGAGTTACAAATCAATTAGAAACTATAAATGTTAATGTTGATGAATTACCCGATAATATTACTCTACCAAATAGTTTAGAACAAATACCATCAGATGATGTAGAAGCACCTGATTTTGATATTGTTCTCAGTGATCCTATTATTGTAAGTGATATTGATGTTGCTGTTGAAATTAAATCAAACAAACCAATACAAGTTAGGTTTGATGACGATGATCCATTAATAAACTCCAATTGGTACGACGTGCGTCCTAACTAATGACACAAGATTTTAATTTTAGTAGTAGATCCAACGGCGGTCCTAAATTTTATGAGCCGAATTGGTCTCAGTTCATGAACAAATGGAATGTTGGGGGTAGGGATGCCAGTGGTACTCCTGGTCCTAATAGGACATATTCATGGACTATCACTTTTAATAATTATGGTAGACAACGATTCTATGCTAATTGTGATGATAATGGAGGGATTTATATTAATGGCAACTATGAAATGGGAATGGGTGGATTTGGAAATCCAAATTCTAGTCCAGACATTGGAAGTTTAGTCACTACCACAAATTATTATGGACCAGGCACATATACTCTTAGTGCTAATGCTAATAATAGTGGTGGTGGACCTTGGGGCATCGCAATTAAGTGGCAAGGATTTCTTCCACCACCACTTGTTTATGGATGTACAGATTCCCGTGCTTCAAACTATAATCCAAACGCAGATGTTAATAATGGAACTTGTGTATATCCCACACCATCTAATACTCTTACTATAACTCCTAATGTTATAATTGCGGGTGCGAATGCTACTCTAGCATGGTCTGTCAGTGGTTCTACATCACAAACTTTGACAGGTTCTGGTAGTGTTGCGTCTAGTGGGTCTTTAACAAAATCTCCTACTAATAGTACAACTTATACGTTAGTTTCGAGTTATTATGGTATCACCAGCAGAACTACTGATGTAACTATAACTGTATATCAACCAGTAGTTGCTCAATTTACAGGTGTATCTTCAAACCCTATTATTGTTGGACAATCAACAACTCTAACTTGGGTAGTATCAGGTTCTGCTAATACTCCTGCTACTATTAATCAAGGTATTGGTGCTGTATTGTTTAGTAGCAATAAATCTGTATCTCCATCTAGTACAACCACATATACTTTATCTGCCAGCGGACCTGGTGGTAGTGATAGTGATTCTGTGACTATCGTAGTAAATCAACTACCAGAAATTAGTTATAATGTTCCAACTAATATAGATTATGGAGCAAGCGTAGGGTTTGTAGTGACATATAGGTATGCAACAGGTGGAGTCAATGGTACAGCAGTTTATAGTGTTAGAAATCCTACTACTGGTAGTTTTATTACTGTTTCACAAAATATTAGTTTACCTGGAACAACATCTGATCAAAGTGGTAGTGCCATTACAGGTACCGTTAATTTAAGTATTCCTTGGACAGTACAAGGTGTATTTGGTATAGAAATTTCTTTAGCTGCTTCTGGTGGCGGTGGTACTACCAACGTATCGAACTCTATAGATGTCAGTATTGATGAACTACCTGACTCTATTACTATTGACCCTAGTCTAAATCAAGTTCCAACAGATAATGTATTGGCACCTGATCAAGAGTCAGTACTGAGTGACCCTATTATTGTTGATGATATTGATGTTGCTGTAGAAATTAAATCAAACAAACCAATTAAAGTTAAATTTGACGATGCTGATCCTCTAATTGAAGCAAATTGGAATGATGTCAGACAATCACCCTAAATACAATACGGGATAAAGTATAAGTTCGCATGGCGTATCAGTTTAGTGCTACCCCACTATATGTTGAGGAAGGTCAGTCCATCCAGTTTAGGTATGAGGCACCTCCTAGTTACTCGGAAGTTACTAATGTAACTATTGATATTGGTGAGCTCACTATTACTTGGGTTATTGAAACCAAGTTAGAAGATTTTGCTCCAGATCCATTCTTTCTACAGAATATAGATGAAGCAGAAAGTGATGTCATGTATACATATGCACAAACTGCGT